CTTTACTTATGAGGGAGTAAAAACCCACAATTGTGATTATTTTGATATCCCCTATCTATATTATAGGATGTGTAGAACCATAGGTAAAGATTGGGCAGATCATTTATCCCCTATTGGTAAAGTAAATGCTAAGAAAGGCAACCAATATTTCTTTAAACAAAATCAATATGTAGATATTGTAGGTATTGAATCCTTAGATTATATCCGTTTACATAAAAAATATAGTTGGAAAGATGAACCTAGTTGGAAGTTAGATGCTATTGGAGAAAAATATGTAGGTATGGGGAAAATAGAATATGAGGGGAACCTAGACCAACTATTTGAAACTGATATTCATAAATTTATTCAATACAATTTTGTAGATGTTGAAATTTTACAAAAACTAGATGAAAAATTACAATATTTAGCTTTAACTAAAAATTTATCTCATAAGGGCAAGCATAACTATAGTGAGGTTTATGCTAATAGTATATCACAAGACGGAGCTATATCCGCATATTTACTATCCCAGAATATAATACCACCACCAAAAGAACCAAATCCCCAAAAGAAAGATAGCTACGCTGGGGGTTATCTTTTTTGCCCTAAAGCAGGACTGTACAAATATATGTTTGATGAAGATTTAACATCATTATATCCATCTATAATAATGTCTATAAACATAGGTAAGGAAACATTTGTAGGTCGTATTGTAGATGCTGATGACCGTAATAATAGATTGGGACTTAATGATTTAAAATCAAAAGATAAAGATGAATTATTATTAGTTGAAAATAGTAAACGCCAACAAACTAACGTTAAGGTAGGGGATTTAGTTAACATAATTGAATCTCAAAAATTAGCAGTGGCTGCAAATGGTTCAATGTTTAGAACAGATAAAGAAGCAGTATTATCCACCATCTTAAAAAAATGGTTTGAAGAGAGAGTTCTTTATAAAAACAGGATGAAAGAAGCTTATAAATCTGGGGATAAAGAATTGGGTGAGCATTGGCATAGAATGCAGTATACTCTTAAAATCTTGTTAAATTCACTCTATGGTGCAACCTCTTTGCCAAGTTTTAGGTATTCTGCCAATTTCCAAATATTAAGTGAAGCTATAACTTTAACTGGGCATAGGATTATACAAGAATCTGCTTTGTGTGCCAACAGGCATATGAATAAAATTATGAAAAATAGTAATTTAGCTAAAGAATTTAAAGAAGAACTCGAAGAAAGATAGAATTTGTAATAGGCAAATCATATTGTAGAAATTGTGTGTCTATTAACAGAATAAATAAGTAAATAAACTTGGCTCAATCAAATAACTACTGTATATTACCTTGTAGAGAATATATAGAAATTGCAAAAAAATATCTAATATGGCATTAAAAAAACAATCAATTAGAAGTAACCAAATCATTCTAGCAAACGATAAACCTATCACTAAGGAACAGTTAATAATGGCTAGTGAATTTTGGACTGAGACTCAAGAAAATTTCTTTAGGAAAATGCTTAAACAAGGAGGTACCTTTAAAGTAAATAAAACTAAATATAAAATAACTTTAGCTGTTAGAGATGATTTAGATTCAGGAGGAAATAAACCCGTTAACGTACCACCTATATCAGGTGAAAGATCATTTTAATATATGAAACATTTAGAAGATACACCCTGGTTCATTTGCGACCCAGATGATACAAATTATGCAATATATTGTGATACAGATTCAGTATATCTAGATGCCCAACCCATAGCAGAACATTTATATCCTGATTTTAATACCTTTTCTGAAAAAGACAGAGATGAAATTATAGAGAAAGTAGCTTTAAAATATCAAGATGTAATTACCGACTATTATGATGTTTTATGTAAAGATTGTTTCAATGTGTCAGAGCATAGACTTGAAATGAAGACAGAAGCAGTTATTAGATCAGCATATTTCAGAGCAACTAGACGTTATGCCCAATGGATTACTAAACAAGAAGGAATTGCCAAAGAAACACTAGACATTAAGGGTTTAGAGTTTATGAAAGCTAACTTTCCACCCATACTAGGTGAGTTTTTTAATGATATTTTACAACAAGTACTTAAAGGAGAAGGACAACCTAGTATCCTAGAACAAATTAAAGTATTTAAAAAACAAATTCTAGATGGTACTATTCCTTTAGTTAAGCTTGGTAATCCTACTGCTGTAAAAAAATTAGAAAAATATTCGGGGAGATCTTCAAGAGCCGGAGAAATGTTTACCGAAATATTAAAAGGAGCACCAGCGCCTGTAAGAGCAACTATACGCTATAATGATTTGTTAAGACTATGGCAGTTAGATAAAAAACATAACTATATCACAATGGCTGAAAAAGTTAAATTTATTTATATGAAAGATAACCCCTACAAAATAGAGGCGTTAGCATTTCAACCCCACGATATTCCTGAAAAAATAAATGACTTTTTGGAAAGATATGCTGATAGACAAAAGATATTTGATACTATACTATTGAATAAATTAGAAGGGTTTATGTCTGATTTAGGATGGAGTCTTGATTTAAATCCTTATGTTAATGCATTATCTTCCTTTGAAATTTAAAATAAATTTCGTATATTATAAAAAATAAAATAAAATAAATGGTTAATAAAAGTACACTTACAAGCGTTATTTCTAAATATTATTTAAATGGTTTAAATAATCAAGTAAAATGGCGTATAAAAGATAATCAACTCACAGTATATGCTGGAACATCTGGAAGAGTATGTAAGGTAATTCATAATAACTTTAACCTAGAGGATGCTGAATTAGGTATATTTGATACTCATAAATTGAGTAAATTGATCTCCATTACTAACGGTGAATTAAGTATATCATTAGAAAAAATAAAATCGGTTTATACTAAAATTCATATTGCTGATTTAAATTTTGACCTAACCTATTCTTTAGCAGATATCCTAATTTTAGGTAAAAATACTTATTATGAAGACCCAGAAGAATTTGAAATACAGATTAATTTAACTAAAGAAGATATTAACTATTTAATTAAAGCTAAAAATGCTTTGGCTGACGTAAATAATATGTTAATAACAACCACTACAGATATGGATGGAGTTAATATATGTGAAATAGTATTTGGAGATAATACAGGTTTTTCAAATAAAATTACCTACCAACTTAGAGGAAATATTACTAAAGGCGACTTACAAATCCCATTTGATTCCGATATATTTAAAGATATATTAAGTGCTAATAAGGATATGGAAAAAGGTACCTTAAAAATATCAGAAGTAGGAATGTTAAAACTAAATTTTTACACTGATGAAACAGAAAGTGAATATTTTATCGCTAGAAACGAATAGTAACATATTTATAATAAAGTAACAATGTAGTTTAGGACACGCTGTTATATTTTTAAATTAACCGAGTAGCTAAGGCACTCACAAAAAGTAAATCAATATGAATACACATCTTAATCAATGGGATATTTTATTCCACAATTTTTTCCATCCAACTAGTGGATTTGGCTCAGCAGCAACAACAAAACAACCACACCCCTTAAATATTTTCTATGACAAAACAGGACTTCATTTTGAAGTGGCATGTACTGGTCTTAAAAAAGAAGATGTTACAGTAGATATCGAAGAAGATATTTTAAAAATTAGTTACAATAAACCAGAAGATTCCTTAAAAGAATTACATCCTGGGACTATAGTAAATGGTCTTTCTAAAAAATCATTTAATTTAGGTTACAAAATATCAAGTAAATATGATTTAAGTAAAGCAAATGGTAAACTAGAAAATGGTTTACTAGAAATCTTTATACCTATTACTGAAAAATCAAAACCTAAGTCAATTAAATTAAAATAAAAGTTTTACTAAAAAAGCGTGTCCTACCGCATTGTTTTTCGTATATTCACGTAATATATAAAAACCAAATAAGTTATGTCTGAAACAAAACAGAGAAAATCAATTCAAACTATTACTGATCCTTTATTAGAGCCATTTTTTATTACAAAAGATGAATACAGTTATACAGTGAAACAAAATGTTACATCTGATGCTGACCATTTTAGATCTAAGGGGAAAAGCAAAACATATGAAAAATCCTTATATTATTATTCTAATATAGGTAAAGCTGTTAGTAAAATAGCAGAATTAAAAATGGATAATGATGATTATACAAGTTTAGAAAAATACATAACCCAATATAAAACAATTAGTAACCAAATTAAAAATTATACAGAAAAATGTTAAAACTAGAAGCATTGTTTGATGCAGTTATCGTTAAACCGATAGAAGCAGAAGAAACCACATATGGTGGTATTATTGTCCCAGATATTGGAAGGGAAAAAAATGAAACAGGTATTGTTGTATCCGTAGGACCAGGAAAACCTACAATCACAGGTGAGTTCATTAAAACCATTTTAAAAGTAGGAGACAAAGTTGTTTTACCTACAATGGGATTCACAAAATTACCCTTTGATGGTGAAGAGTATTACGTGGGACCAGAGAATCAGGTGCTTTCGAAAATAATAGAAGGTTAATACAGAAAAATTCCCTCTTTGGTAGATTGTGGTATTTATAATAAAGAATAATTTATGATAAAAAAACCACACATCTACCGAAGAAAAATAACACATACCGGAAAATATTACATAGGAAAACATAAAGGGAGTAATATTAAATATAAAGGCTCCGGGGTGGATTATAAAAAATATGTTAAAAACCCTAAAGAAGATTTAGAAGAAGAGATTTTAGAGATTGTTGATGATCTAGACAAACTTAACCTTAGAGAAGAATATTGGTTAAAAAAATATAATGTTGCATCAAATCCTTTATATTATAATAAAACTAATAGAGGTAGGGGATGGAGTATAGTATCAGAAAAACAAAGAGAGAAAATAAGTAAATCAAAAATAGGAAAACCAATGTCTCTTGAATCATCAGATAAAAAAAGAAAAAGTATGCTGGGTAAACCTAAACATACTGAGAAATCTAAAAATTTAATAGGGAATAAAAATAAAGGACCAAACCCTAAACTTTCTGCTTCTTTAAAAGGGAAACCTAAAACCAAAGAACATAAAGAAAACTTAAGTAAATCAAAAAAAGGGAAACCTTGTTTTAAAAATCGGAAAAAAATCCTACAGTATGTTTCAGAAGATAACTTATTAAAAACCTATAATGACTATGAATCAGTTATTAAACAAAACCCCCATTTCAAAATACACAATATTTACCAATGTTGTAATGGGAGACAAAAAACTTCATATGGGTATATATGGAAGTATGAATAATAAAATAAATTAAAAAATCAATAAAAATTATGTCACAAAAAGTTACAATAGGCACAAAAGCCAGAAATGAAGTAATGAAGGGTATTGACATCTTAGCAGATGCAGTAGTATCAACATTAGGACCAAATGGTCGAAATGTTATTTATAGAGACCCTCAAGGGGGGGTTTTATCAACAAAAGATGGGGTTTCTGTAGCAAAATCCATTACATTAAAAGACCCGGAACAAGACTTAGGAGCACAATTAGTAAAACAAGCAGCTATAAAAACAGCAGAAAAGGCAGGAGATGGTACTACCACTTCTACTTTATTAGCTCGTGAGATGATTAAGGCAGGGTTAAACGCTTTAAACAATGACGAAAATGCAGTCCAAATTAAAAGGGATATAGATAAAGCTGTAAAACTCGTAGTTGAGAATCTAAGAAACACAATATCAGAAGATATCTCCAGCGAAGAACAACTAGAACAGGTAGCCACTATATCTGCAAATAACGATCCAGAAGTTGGAAAATTAATTTCTACGGCCATTGAAAAAGTAGGTATGGAAGGTGTAGTTCACATTGAAGAATCTCGCACGGGAGAAACATACTTAGAAACGGTTGAAGGTATGCAGTTTGACAGAGGTTATAAATCACCTTATTTTGTTACTAACAACAACACTATGTCTGCTACTTTAGAAAACCCACTAATTCTTATATCAGAAAATAAAATAACACAAGTTAAAGAATTATTACCTATTTTAGAAGCGGTTTCATCTCAAGCAAAATCACTTTTAATTATAGCAGAAGATATCGATCAGGAAGCATTAGCTACTTTGATTGTAAATAAGATGAGAGGTACTATGAAAGTATGTGCTGTTAAAGCTCCAGAATTTGGAGATAGACGTAAATTAATCTTAGAAGATATTGCTACAACAACAGGTGGACAAGTGTTTTCTAGGGATAAAGGAATGAAGTTAGATAAATTCTCTTGGGAATGGTTTGGTGAGGCTAGAACTGTAACTATAGAAAAAGAACAAACAACTATTGTGGATGGTAAAGGTACAGAAGAGGCTATAAATGCAAGAGTTGAAGAATTACAAAAACAATTAGAAAAGTCACAAACTCCCTTTGAAACTGAAAAGTTACAAGAACGTTTAGCTAAGTTTGTTGGTGGTGTTGCCATTATTCATGTAGGTGGTAATACAGAAACCGAAATGAAAGAGAAGAAAGATAGAGTAGATGATGCTTTACATGCTACCAAAGCAGCAATTGAAGAAGGAATTGTGCCTGGTGGTGGTATGGCTTTATTAAATGCTTCACATATTCTTATTGAAGATTCAACGGGTGCTAGTATTGTTAAAAAAGCATGTAGAAAACCATTTATTCAAATTTTAGTTAATGCTGGGTACGATAATACACAAGCTGAAATACTAGCTGCAGATTTAGTAACTCGTCCTCTTTGGTCAGGTTATAACATTAAAACTGAAGAAATAGTTAATATGAAAGAGGCCGGTATTATAGACCCAACTAAAGTAGCTCGTACTGCTTTACAAAATGCCGCTTCAGTAGCAGGTACGGTTTTATTAACAGAATGTACTATAGTAAATGAACCTAGTGAAGACTCAAACATACCACAAATGGACCCAATGATGGGTATGATGTAGGTTATTAATAAATAAATAAACATAAATGACAAAACAAGAAATTTTTGAAATTATTGAAGAAAACTTCAATATTTTAGCAGAAGAAAACAATGGAACTACAAAAGCAAGTCAAGCTAAAGCTAGAAAAGCTGCTCAAGCCATTAAACGAGTAATTACAGATTACAAGAAAGCATCTGTAGCCGAAAGTAAGTAATTTATTTGGGGAAGCTTTTGGTTTCCCCATTTATTTTTCGTATATTATATACATGGAAAGACAAAAAACACAAATAGAAGAAACCAATGTATTAATAGCTCGTAGACAACCTCCTGGGGATCGTTTCCGATTAGTTTTAGATAAACCTGATGGTCCTATATATAAGTCACTAACAGACACCTTAGAGGCTTATATGGTAAGAACAGACTTTAGAGGTGAATATAGGTTAGCTCCTTTAAAAGGGGAGTTATATGCTATTACTACAGAAGAGGTACTAGTTACAATAGAACAACCAAAAAAATATTCAATGTATGGGGAATACTCAGAAAATGGCGAATAGTTATGGGTCTGCTCGACTTTAACAGCAAGTCCATATATGTATAATCATGAGAGAATATTATGTTTATACACATTTAAACCCTGTAACTAAAGACGTATTTTACGTTGGATTGGGTAAAGGTAATCGAGCCTACAATCGATGGAGTGGACGCAATAAATTTTGGGATAACTATGTTAATAAACATGGGTTTGAAGTAGAAATTGTAGCAGAGAATTTAACTAGAAACCAAGCAGGTAAAATTGAAATTCAATTAATAGCTGAATTAGGGAGAAGGCAAATTGATGAAGGTGGAATCTTAGTAAATAGAAGTACTGGTGGGGGTGGTGGAAGTATTGGTTATACCCACACAGAAGCATTTAAGCAAAAATTATCATTAGATAGAAAAGGTAAATGTACTCGTAAAGTAAGAAAACTAAGTAAAGAAGCTAAAGCTAAAATAAGTAAATCATTAACAGGTAGAGAGGTTACTTGGGGGAAACATATTCTCCAATATGATAAAAAGGGCAACTTTATTAAAGAATGGAAGTCTATAGCTGAAGCTGAAAGAGCTACTAACGCAAAATGTATTTTTGAAGTAGCAAGTGGGTACAAAAACCAACTATATAAAAGCTCAGGTGGGTATGTTTGGAAATACAAATAAATAGTCGTATATTACAGTTATGAAAAACAATAAAGAAAATTCACTCCTAGTGGAAAAATATCGTCCCACGGAATTAGAAAATTATGTAGGGAATGAACAAATAAAAGATAAAATATCTACATATCTAAACCAGAACGATATACAAAATTTTATATTCTATGGCCCTGCAGGTTGTGGTAAAACTACTTTAGCCAAAATTATAATTGGTAAATTAGACTGTGATTACCTCTACCTCAACGCTAGTGATGAAAGGGGTATAGAAACAATTCGCGATAAAGTACAAGGGTTTGCAAGTGTAGCTTCATTTAAACCACTTAAAGTAGTTATTTTAGATGAGGCTGATTTTTTAACAATTCAAGCACAAGCATCACTTCGTAATATTATTGAAACGTTTTCTCGTACCACTAGGTTTATTATGACTTGTAATTTCGTAGAACGTATTATTGACCCTCTACAATCAAGATGTCAAGTACTTAAAATAGTACCACCCTCTAAAAAAGATGTAGCTAGACATTTAGCTTGGATATTAAATCAAGAATCTATTTCTTTTGAAATAAATGATTTAGTGCCTTTAGTTAATCAATATTATCCTGACCTACGTAAATGTCTTAATACTATACAGTTATCTACGGTAGATGGGGGGGCAAATGATTTATATCTTAGGTTAGATCAATCAATACTAGTATCATCTAACTACATAGATAAAGTTATTAAGGCGTTATCAAATAAAACAAAATTTAACGATATACGACAGATTATTGCAGATTCTAATAGTGATGATTTTGATGAATTATTCAGGGCATTATATGACAGAGCAACAGAATATTTACCAGGTAAAGAAGGCACAGTCGCAATTTTAATAAATGAACATCAATACAAAGCAAATTTCCGAATTGATAAGGAAATAAATATCTCAAGTTTAATTTCACAAATAATAAATAATAAATAAATATGCAACAACCAGAGGCTCAAATGCCACCAATTGATTTAAAAAACACTACAGAGGTAAAAAACTTTGATGGTGGGAGTGTATTCCAACAAGGAGTAATTTTACGTAAAGTATCTAAATTTCTCACTAGTACAGATGAAGATGCATTATTACCAATCCCCGTATTTTTTGATCCTACTACTAAAAAAATCTTAAAAGATTCAATCCCAAGAGATTTAAGAGAGGAACTTAAAGACGAGACTTGCTAGATGAAAAATATATTTGATTGGATCAAATGTATAAATACAACCAAACCCCCAGTCGGTTCTTTCACAGATAAAGATTGGGATTTTTGGAATTCATATATGATACACCGATTCCTTTCACAAAACCTCGATTATTTAGAATTGGTAAATGAAGTACAATCCTTACCACCCCAAGATAAAAAACAAATTTATTCTATATATAGGGAATATATCCCTAAAAATAATAAATGGAATAAATATATTAAATCTAAGGTAAAACAACCTAATAAAGATTTAGTAATATATATTAAAGATTATTTTGAATGTTCAAGTAAGGTAGCAAAAGAGTACATAACCCTCTTAGATAAGACACAAATAAATCGTATATTAACTGATATAGGAATAGATAAAAAAGAACTAAAACAATTATTAAAATGATGTCACCACTTTACAACATGCTTATGACTTCAGCTCAAGCTGATAAAGCAAAAGCAGAATTAACTTTAAACTTATTATCTAACCATGCCTCTGGAATTGGAGATCATTCCACTGAGGACTTTTATAAAAATGCCGAAGATGCCCTTCGTATGTTAGTTGATGCCGAAGATCGTATTACAATTTTAAATAAAACCTTCATACCAAAAAAGCAAATCAATGGGTAACTCAGTAGATAAATATTACCTAAATAAGTTAGATGACGTCATAGATAGTAGGGAAATACATAATGGTATGAATAAAAAAACTAACAACCCTAAAAAGGACAAGTATGTTCAATCTGTAAAAGAAAAGTTTGAAGATAGATCTCAAACAGGAATTAAAAAATATAATACAACCTTAGAGAGGAATGATTTAAATTTCTTAGACTGGTTAGCCCATCTCCAAGAGGAATTAATGGATGCTACCTTATATGTAGAGAGATTAAAAACAAGTTATGTCGAAGAAAATACCAAAAATAGTAAAGGAAATACAAAATAACCCACCTAGTGAGGTAAACTATAGTTATCAAAAGAATATATCATATTCACAGATGTCTATTTATGGGGGGTGTCAATATCGTTGGAAACTCCAATATAAGGA